CTAATAATATATTACCTGCTGTAGACCCTACTAAATTTGAAGCAACATTACTCGAATTTCCTACTTTCACAGCACCTCTTGTCATCGAAGCAAGTTTTGTATCTGTTATTGCACTATCTGCAATAGCACCTGTAGGAATAGAAGTATCTTTAATATTAGCCCCATCAATATTTTTATTTCCTGATTGAGCATCTGGAAAAATTCTAACTGTCCATGCACTATCTCTATAGAAAGCTGTTACTTCACCTTCATATAATGCTTGTTCATCACTTAGAGTTGCTCCAAATATTATGATATATTTTCCTGTTGTAGTGTCTGTTGTAATATTTCCATTCAAAATAAATTTCATTGTAGAATCATTTGAAGGTGTACCTGAAGCATCTATTATTACAGGACCTGTTAAAGTTACAGAACCAGAGGTAGTTATATTTACTAATGTTACAGAAGAATTAACATCTACTGTAAATGTTCCTCCAGCAGCAACTACTGTTATATCTTGAACTATTTCTCTTGCCATTTTTTATTATTTTATATGTTGTTCTACAGTCATTTGTAAACAATCTAATCCATGTGTTCCTGCAACAACATTCTGTCCTCTAAAATCTATTATTAAAGAATTTGCATCTATATTTGTAACTGTTACTGCTGTTTCTACAAAAGAATAAGAATTAGTCATCCATCCATCAATATCTGATATTAAACTTACAGAATCAATAAATAATGTTGATTTATCAATTTTAGTAATGTCTAATTCTATTTTTAATAATTGAGTTTGTCCTTTGCCTGGTAACATTTGATAAGGTATTGTGTTAGCTGTAAACGAAGAACCATTTATATAAACATAAGCGTTTAATTTTTCTCCTGTTACAGTATTCACACTTTTAAATATACCCTTAACTTTTAATTTACTTCCGTTAGTTAGTGTTCCAGCAGCTAAAGTATAAGATTTAGTTGTAGTGAATAAACTTATTGAAGATGATGTAGTATTACTTAATGATGTATCATTCATTAGAATTGTTACACCGTTTGTTCCATTTGTTCCATTTGTTCCTGCTGCACCTGCTGGACCTGTAGGTCCTGTTATAACAGGTAGTGTTATATTATCACAATTACAGTCTTGACATGCCGCACATCCCATAATTAATTACAATTACAATTTTCAAAACTACATAAGTTTTGAAGTTGAGTTAATATTTTCGTTATAGAGGTTAATTGATAGCACCCTCCCATGCTTAATAATGATCTATATAATCCTTCAGCAAATCTTACTCTTTCTACAAAAGAATTTTCCTCACAAATATCAGATAATTTATCTGGTACTTGAACCCATAATTTATCTAAACAACATCTTACTTTTCCAAGCATTAGTTGAAAAGATGTTGTTGTTACTGTTCCCGAAGGACTTATAATTTCGTATTTAAAGGTATATACACCATCTATTGTAGTAAGCGGTGTTACATCAGTAAAGACATAATCGCCTATTATAGAAGTGGCATTTACTTGTGTAGTTACATCTACAGTTTGCACTTGTGCATCTGGAAATGTAATAGTAATTATGGCTGAAGTTACAGTTCCACTATCGTCATTAGGAGTTCCATACCCACCTGTATTACCTGATGAATATCCTCCTGTAGTATCTGTTATTTGAAGTAGCGTATTATTTTCCTTGTAACATACGCTTAGTTTTGGTGAAATTGCCATTATTAATAGTTTTTAATTAATTTGTTTTATAATAGCAGAGGAATCTTATCCCCTGCTATTTAATTAATTATAACTATTTATACAATAGCTAAATCTCCTGTTGCTAATGCACCTCCATTTGAAGTAACACTACCTCCGTATACAGGAACTCCTGCTAAAAGAATCTCTAATACATCGGTAATATCATCTGCTGTAGCAGCTAATGCATAGTGACTAGCTACTTTTGCTGTAGTTGTTGGAATAGTCAATGTTACAACTTGTGGAGCATGAGCTACACCTAAGCTATCGTTTCTATCTTTTTGTAATTCAATTTCGATGGCATCATAATCTTCACCAGCAGTTACCATTGAATTTTGAGTAAAGATATTAGGTTCTCCAACTCTGAAAAATTCGCCATTGTTACCTCTTGTAAACCATTCTAACTCTAAGATTTGTTTATTAACATTTGTTCCTAAGAATGGAGTAGATGAATCTGTAATAGGGGTAGTTCCAAAAGAATCTGAATCCAATCCTAAATACCAATTAGCTACTTTGTATAACATTTTTCCTGTTGAGAAAGTAGTTAAAGCAGAACCTACAATTGCGATTCCCCAATCAGCAGCTACACCTAGTGCGGAAGTAATTACTTCTGCATCTGAAGTAGCAGTAGTTAATACTTGACTATCTACTTGAACTGGTCTATCAATAGTAAATTGTAAATTTGCAGTATCTACTGAAATTACTTCATATACATCGTTTGTTAATGCTGTACCAGATCCATTAGATCCCATTCTTACAAAATCCCCAGCAGCCAACGTAGTAGGAATTGGACCCCATGTGATTGCTGCTGCTACAGATACTACTTTAGAACCTTTTGTTACAGTAATATTGTTTACAAAGCCATTTGCTGCTGTTACAGCACTATTACAGATAGCTTTAAAAGAAATACCTGTATCAGTTTCTCTAGAAAAACTTCCGATTCCATTTTTAACTAATCCTGTTGCAATTTCAGCTTGTGTTGCAGAAGAATCTGATTGATATACTAAATCTTTAATGTATACACCACCATGAGTAGTTTCAGGTTGTTCTAGAATATCTAATGTTGCTCTATAAACAGTGTTATTGTTTACTACGATTGAACCAGATGAACCATTATAACCTACGTATTGTAGTTTTTGAGTTGCTGCACTAGTTAATGTTTTAGTTACTTTTGTAACCATTGATTTATTAATAACTTGTGAAACGATAGGTTCTAAACTTGAACCTCTACCTACATATATTTTAAAGTTTGCTCCTGCTGAAGCAGCAGCTTCTGTATATTTTGTTCCACCTGCTGTATAGATAGCTATTTCACCATCTGCTAATCCTGCAATAGTTGCATTAGATGATTTAGCTACGTTTTTACCAACTTCTAAAAGTTGATGTTGATTTTGACTAAATGTTGCCATTTTATTTTTCTATTTTAATTAGTAATTTATTTAATTGTTTTTGTTTTATCTGTATTCAATATTTTTAAATTTAGAAAGCAAATTGCTTGCTTTTCCTTTTACTATATTTGTCATTTTATTTTTTTATTTATGTTGGTTATCCAACTGTTCTTCTGTTAATTTCATTTTGTATAATTCTGGAGATGTTACTCCTGTAGCTATTCTTACCGCAATATCTACTATCTGAGTGTGAGCAGTATCATTTAATTCACTATCAACTTGTGTAGTTGTAGAACTATCTCCTGTAATTACAGGTACTATATCTACTGGAGTTTTAAGATATGTTAAATGATATTTACTAATGGTAAAAGTTCCATCGGTAATTAATTCTACTCTTTTATTACCATTTGTATCATTTGTAAAGTCTAATCTCCATACACAATCGTAAGCATTACCTGTTACTTTTGGTTTACGATGAGGATTGTTAATATTAATTGTGTAGCTATCTTTTGGTATCGGTATAACCATTATACGCTTATTATTGAAACAGGCATCACTATGAGATATTGTTACTTCTTCCCCGATTATATACATTAAATCGGAAGGTATATCGTATCTAATACCGTTAGGTTTGCCTGTATCTTGTATAGACGATTGAGTAGTAATATCAATGTTCTTTATAATGTTATCGAAATTTCTTCTGTTTGTTTCAGAAAATTCTTTTATATAGTCATTAATAAGAACAGACTGTGCTTTTGATAAAAACACTGACTTCTCTTTCGCTGTATAGCCAGGACTCGATTCACTAGCGACTTTGTCGTATAGTACATCGAATTGATATGCCATTTCATTAGCTGTCATTATTTTTTCTCTATTCTAGTTTCTAATGATAATCTAATATCTTGATTTTCATCAGCATCTAAAAAGTTAAGAGCATTTTTCATATTATTAACTTCACCTTTCTTACATAATGGATCTCCACCAGGTAAGAAATATTTATAACCTTCTCTTATAATTGCTTTCTTTTGTAATGCTTTTGTTAATAACAATCTTGTTTCGTATTGAGGGTCTTCGGCTATTTCTAAAAATCCATCAATATTATTTTCTATTTGTTTAGTTATTTCTGCACGTAAGAAATCAATTTTAGCGTTTGCAGAAGGTCTTTTCCCTAAGAGTGTTAGGTAATCTATCATTTTTTCAGCATTATCTTCAATTTTACCAGCAATTTTCCAAGCTCTTTTTTGTTTATTTCCTCTAGAAATAGTTGAAACTTTTACATCTTCGTCATGTTCCATAACATAAGTGTAAGTTGCTTTGGAAAATTCTGAAGCTAAATTTGGAGCCACAAAATCTTTATTTGAAAGTAATATTTTGTATTGTAAATAATCCATGGGTTTAGATAAATCTAATATCATAGGTTTATCATCTAAAACTACTCTTGATTTTTTACTTCTCCAAAAGTTTTTTTCTTCTTTATATGGAGATAAATCACCTACTTCAAATGACATTCCAGACAATCTTTTATTTTCAAAGAACGCTATTTCTTCATTATTTAAAGGACAGCCTATTACATCTGTTCCTTTTTTGTTTGGTACACATAATGTATATGTTGCACCAGGCAATAAATTATACATTATATGATTCGGGTCTTTAACAGGACCTCTTGCTCTTTTTACTAACCTTACTGTTACTTTTTTTTGAGGTAATTTAAACTTAACCTCGCTTTCTAAATTTGTTTCTTTATTCATCTCTCTTTTTTTTATTTGCAAATATAATCATAATTTTTAAAACTTGGACAATCAAACTAATTAATTGTCCAAGTTTTTTTAATTATGAAAAAAATCAACCGTTATAAATAAAACTTGCTGTTCTGGTTGGGTCTGAAACCATAACTCCTCCGCAGAAGAATTTGTGTTCTTCCCATGCATCCTTTGCTGTACCAACAGGTGAAATTTCTCCGTCAGGTGAAAAAGGATTTCTAAGTCCAGGTATATATCTATGTATAATAGCAGGTCCTACTTTTTTTACTTTTCTAATATTAGGTTCTCCATCGTTAGTTCCAATATCATAAATATCGTAACGATAAGATTCTGTTACACCTCCATCTGGATGACGTCTTTTGTTACGATTTCTATTATCATACATTGTGTCAATAGACATGTTAAACTTAACTTGGTTTGGTCCAATATATTCAACAAATTGTCCACTGTATCCTAAAGCTCTTTTTGCAAAGTCCGCTTTAGCATCATATATTCTCGTTGTTTCTCTAGTAGGAGTAAATAATTGAGCATGATTTTCCAATGCATCGCTAAATTGTTTAGATCCTCGTTCACCAGTGCAGCCTAAGAAATTTCTTTCATCAAATCTTAATCTTCCTTCTGATAAATCTAATAGTTTAGAACTCAAAGAGTCAATATCAAATGTAGTGTAAAGAGAAGTATTAGAAGTTTCTGTTTGTTCTCTTAACCCTGATCCTTCTACGATAGAATAACCAGAATCACCTTTTTGCATATATTCTCCAGTTACAGTTCTGTTATTTGTACCAAACAATAACAATCTGTTAATATCTTGTCTAAATTCTTGATCGAAGATAAAAGATTCATATTGTTGCCATAAGATAAATTTCTCTCCGTTTGGTCCTTCAATAAATGTTCCCATTTTTTTACCTGATAAATTACCAGGAGTTTCTTTTTCAATACGAATCTGAGAGAAAGCATTTCTCATTGAGATTTGAGATTTATATTGTATCTTTCTACCTCCACTAGACATTGTTCTTTCGACTGGAGCATATTCTCTGGAGAATAATTTTCCTCCTACTAATTCTTCATAAGGAATAAAATCTGAAGCACTTCCTGTTTCTAATTCACAAAGATATACCGCATTTGTTCCTTCAAATCTAGCATCTTCTTTAATTAAAATAGGGTAAATTTCGTTTAATTCACCTACGATTTTTTCTCGTTTAGAAAACCAATCTTTTGGAAATACTAATTCAAATTGTGAGAATCCAATTCCTGCTTGTGAAGCTGGTGTAATTGCTGTTCCATCAATTCTAGCTTCAATAAGAGGAAGATTATCAATCATTTGAGATTGTAATTCCCATGTGTAATCGGTATCATCTTCAAATTCTTTAGTATCGAATTTATCCAAAATAGATTCAATATCGTTTCCAAAGTAACGTTGTTGAATTTTTCTAACAAGATTACTTGCTTTTTGTGGGCGTTGGTTCCAAATTGCCCCTAAATGATTTTCAGTTGTCAATCCTTTCCAAGATGTGGCATCTGTCATTTGTAATGGTCCTATGTTCATTTTATATTTATTTTAAAAAGTTTTAATATCTATCTAGAGCCTTTAATAAATCATTTGCACTTGTAGACAAAGGTTGTCTTGCTCCTGAATTTCCAGCTCCTGCTTTGTTATTATTTAGTTTTGCATCTAATGTTTTAATAGCATTTGTTTTTGCTACATTTTTAAATTTACCCCAATCTTTAAATCCATTTGTTATTGTATAGACAAAAGATTGCATTATTGTAAAATTTTCAGGATCTTCCATTGCTGCTTTTTGCAATGCGGTAATCCCGTTACCGTTTTTATCGTAATCAATTATCTTAGTTGCATTGTTAAATATTTTTTCTTTTGTTGTACTATTTATTTTAATACTTGGTCCAAAAGTTTCTTTCTTTAACACTTTTTCTTTCAACTGAGATAATTTTTTTTCTTCTTCTTTAGCTTTAAGTTTTCCTTCTTCTTCAAACTTCTTATTAGCTATTTCTAATTTTTTTTCTTCTATTGTTTTTAAAGAAATTAAAGCTTCTTTAGCATCATCAAAGTCATCTCCTAATTCTATACTTCTATTTGCTAATTTCTCAGCTTTACTTTGAGAAATTCCTTTAGCTATAAAATCTTGCATAATTAATATTTTCCTAAGACCTTCGTTTTCTTCATTGCTTAATTTATCTTCAGTAATATTATTCAAGGCTTTAATGTTAGAAAAATTTTGTTTAATTTCTTCCTCTGGAATACCATTTCTTAAAGCTTCTACGTAATTTTTTTGAGTTTCTGTTAAATCTTCAAATTCTCTATTTATAATAGTTTCTCTAAATTTATCTTTTAGTTCTTCCAATGAAGAAATATTTTCTTCGTCTTCTAAGGAGATAAGCCCCTCATCCTTTAATGTAGAAACAAATGATTGTAAGAGAGAAGAATTCTCGGATGAAGGGCTATCTTCTGGGTTAGTAGTACTCTCAATTTCTTTTTCAAAGAACGATGAATCTATTGTAGATTCTTTGTTTTCTTTTTCGCTTTTATTATCTTTATCAGAAGATTCCTTTTTTGTATCATCTTTTTTGACATCTTCTTTCTCACTTGTAGTTTCATCATCTTTCTGCTTTTCTGGTTCTTTTTCAAAAATTGACGAATCAACAGTATTTTTTTCATTTGGTTCTGAATTTACAATGTTATCTAAATCGATACCATTAAATAAATCTTTATTCTCTCTTTCCATGGTTACAATATTATATAAAATTTATAATTGTTTTACTTTTCATTTATAATTAAGTTTGTTATTTGTAGAATATCCTATAGCGTTAATTTTTTTTGTCATTCTTCATTTTCTCTATTTTTAATTTTAATTCTCTATCTTTAACATTTTGTTCTTTTTCAAATTCTCTTTCTTTTTGTTTTTCTTCTGTGTCATGTTGATTCTCTAGTCGTTGGCTATCCATCTCTACGTTGTCTACAATTCCATTATGGTTGAAATCAACATTTTTATCTATAGAAGATAATTTAGATTTTAATTCTGCTAAAGTTATTTCTGTTTGAGCTTTTATATTTTCCAGTTCTACTTTTAAATCTCTTTCTTTTTGAGCTTCATCTTGAACACTTTTTATTTTTTGTTGTTCTATCTTATATTGTTGCTCTTGGTTTTTTTGTTCTCTTTCTATTCTATCTTGTTCAGCTTTTTCTATTTTTCTTCCTATTTCTGATACAGAAGATGAATTAAGAATATCAATTAATTGAGAGAAGTTCAATGCTCCTGTTTGAATTCCTGCATGAGCTAATTGTTTTAATTCTTCTTTTAGATTTGTATCTTCTCTAGAATTACTAATTGCAATATCGAAATCTATCATAGCAATATCTTCAGTTTTAATAGTTACCATTTTAGTAATCATATCATCAGTAACATATTGTAACTTTTTAGTTTTACTATCTTTCCATGCCATTTTAGCAACTTCTAATCCTACAGCAAGTACTCTTTTTTTAACATCATTATGTACAGAAAAGTAATATTCTGTCGTATGAGTAGATTGTACATATGATCTATCTGTATTTCCTACCGAAGCACTAGGTGCAATTTCACCTTCTCTTGCTCCACTAACACCTGCTATTTTTCCTACTTCCTGTTGGATATGTTCCATCATACTAATATACAACTGAATAGTATTTCCTTGTTCCATATCTATTACAGGATTAGCATTTGCAGATTGCATATTACCAGCTAGTTTTCCTGTTGCTGCACCTTTATTACCTTCTTTAAATGGGTCTACAGGGGCAATCTTTAAATATTTTGCATAACTAATCCATTTTTCAGTTTCCCATCCATCTGGAATAAGAGAAGTATCTAATTTCATTATTCTTCCCCAATTGGTAGCAATTAATAATTCAATATTGTACATTAATGCGTTATACATATATTGATAAGGTTTCATTCTATCATAAAGAGAAACAGCTATATTATCATTTGTGTTATAAATCGATCCTACAAATCCAGATTGACATTCAGATGGATTTTCCAATCTTCTAAATTGTACAGGTTTTACTTGCATTCTTACATATATCTTATCTTTAGATGTATAACCTGTTGCGATTTCATGACCTTCCCGCCATTCATTTATCCATATTACTTTTCCTTCTTCTCCTTTGTTTTTATCTACTTTATATGTTTCAGGCATTAACTCATATTGTTCATCTCCTTGCTCATCGTAATATTTAACTTTTATCATTTTACGCATTGATTTCCAATACACTTTGACAACCCTGACATTTCCATTTCTATCAAAAGGAGAACGATATGAATTCAATCCTGTTTCAAAAATAGTACTGTCTATAGTAGAATCTAATTCTTGTTCTATATTTGTTTTGTCTAATGTCATATCAGGATATGTAGTATTCCCGTAGACATTATTATTCATTGCTCTTTCTTCAATAATTTTAATTTGTTCGTCTGTAAGATATTCGTTATACTCATCGATTATTTTTCCAGGGGGATAATAACTATCTACTACTATTATTTCACTATCTTCTATTCTATTTGATTCTCCGCTTCTAACAGTGAATACATTCATTGGGTTATGCTTTATTAAAACAGGTTTTGTTCCAACAATATCCCATTGATAAATTTCTTCAGCTACTAATAATCCATCTTTAAACCCATCATCAAGTTTTATTTTTATATTTTGTTCTGTCCATAGATGTTTTAATATCCATGTACCCATCAATTCTCTCTCGTCTTGGTATGTAAAGTTTTTATATTTATCGAATTCTTTTAACTTCTTTTGTAATTCTTCTTTATCTACAGAATCTTTTTGCATTTCAGCAGCTATTATCTCACCAAGTTTAACACTTAGTTTTCTTTCTTTTATTGAAATGGCATCTGCATTTATTGCTCTTACTCTCCAATCAAACATTCTTTTTGATTCTTCTCCCCATAATAAATCTATTTTAGGATTTATTATTGGATAATTTTGCATTTTTGCAGGAGTATAACTATTTTCTAAATTTAGAGGATCTGTTATTTGTCGTACATCGTTTTCATCTAATATATTAGCGTAAAGATTATAGTTTATTCTTTTTTCATTATAGGATTTTCTTAGGCTTCCGTAACTATATAGTGCCATTGCTTCAGCACCATCAATACAATCTTTTTCCCATTTTTTTGTTTTAGATGCAAAACTTTTCTTTTGTGAAGGAAATTGAGTATAACTCATAGAAATTAATTTTAATTAATAAAATTATTAAATAATTTTTTTATTTATATTATATTTTAGTTTTAATTGAAAATGCTATAGCTTAATATCTTAATTTTCTACCATTTTTAAAATGCTTGTTCCAAAAGTTATTAGCCATAAATTTTTCTTTTGTTTTTTTATTTATATCGATTTGTATTTTAGCTCTATCTTCTTTTAATATCATTAACATTCCCATTGCAGATACTCTATCTGCATTTAGATTTGGGTTCCATGCAATTAGTTCTTTTAAATATCCTATACTTCTTACAGTATGCGTATTAAGTCTGTCTGGAGTATCTTCATCTACAGAATAAGCTTGTTGTACTAACCAATCAGCTTGTAGTCTTCTTCCCCATCTATTTATATTTTTTCCAGAGTTTGTACCTTTTGATTTGTTACCGTATCCAGCTCTCATCATATCCATATCTTTTAATATTTTTGGATTGTCACATAATAGATATAATGCATTCTTTCTATCTAAATAGGAAAAAAATCCTTTCTTATCATTTTCATAGTTACATATAGCATTATAATATTTTAATAATCTGTAACAATTCTCATAGAATTCTACTGCTGTTCTAGGTCTGCCTGTATATTCCGCAACTATTTGTTCTGTAATCGTATCCATTATGAATAATGAGCCTAACGAGTTAGTAGTAGATTCATCATCATCATAGGGGTCAAGACCTGAGATATATCTACCGTAAGGGATTTTACCATTACTATTTGTTATTGGTTTTTGAAATATTTCTATACAACCTTCTTTGTTTTTATTATTTTGAATTGGGTATTCTCTTATAGGAGTGGATTCTATTGAGGGGTCTAATTCTATATTCCCTTCAGCATTTACTTTCAATCTTCCTGTGTAATGTTGCGATACAAACGATTGTAGGTTTGGTAATATATCAGATAAATAATCTTTTAAATCTGCTACAGGAAATATTGTACCTTCGGTACGCATAATTGCTTCCTGTGGAGTTATACATTCTTCAGCCATTGCTTGTGTTATTGCAGATGGATCACTAGAATTTTCTCTAATATGTTTTCTATTGGCAAGTATTTCGATTAATGCTTTTACAACATCTGGTTCTCCATTTTTAGATTCATAGCAATTATTTCTATTTAAATATGCTCCCCAAAAGAATCCACATTGTGTTTTACCATTTGTATTTTTATCGTATACATTAGGTATAGATTTTATATTGTAGGCAGAAGGGTAATAAAAAAGTTTTTCGGAACCTTCAAAAGATTTTCCTTCCACACCTCCTGTACCTCCTGCTAACATTAATCCGAATGTAGTATCACCATCTTCCATAGCTTTTCTGTTTACTCCCCATGCTTTTTCTAAATTAGGAAATAAACCATCTTCTTCATAATGTATTAATTTTCCCCTAATACCCCTTGCTTTATCAGGATTATCTTTTAAAGATATTGCTGTAACATAAGATAAATTTCCTTTGGCTATTCCATATTCATCATAATAACCAAGTTTAATGTTCATCTTTTGTTTACTATCAATTAATCTTAGTTTTGGTAACGGTGTATTCTCAGCAATCCAATCTAAAGAATTTAATACTTTACCAAATACACCTTTATCTCCATCAAGGAAAGTTTTTTCAGAAGCTAAATGAAAGTTACCGTTTCCTGTTCCAGGATAAGTATACATAAAACAAGGGGATATAGCTCCAGATTTAAATGAGAATCCGATACCTCTTGTTTTTAATAATTTTGCATGTTGTCCTTCATCTAAACATTGTTGTAGATAATGATAATATAAATAATCTCCTAACCATGGTTTTGGAAATTTTCTAACTCTATTACCTTTTAATTTTTTCTTTTTAGATTTTTTTCCATTTGGATTTATTATTTTTTCAAACCATTGTTCAAATGTAAATCCTTCTCCTTCTGTTTCAACTAACCATATAGGAGAATAATTCCAGTAAAAATATAATAATCCTGGAATCCATTCTCCATCAGGTCTAGTTACCCCATATCTCCATTTGTGTAATTCTTCTCTCCAAAATTGTGCATATTCTGATTTAGGGTTTCCATTAGGTGGCATATTTGTATATTTACCATTACTCTCATAGAAAATAGCTCTTTCCCTAAAGAAATCCATATTCTCTAATATATGAGGTTTTGTAATATCTATTATTCTCCTACCGTCTTTTCCTAAAGGTCTATCTTTTATAAAACCTCTTTCTTTTTCAGGTTGTATTAACCATTTTATAAAAGGGATAGTATCTATAATATTTATTAAATTACTATAGACATCTTTAGGAAGTTTTTTTATTAATTCTTCTGTGAGTTGTAATTGATATTTATTTGTTTCAATCAAGTTAATCCGTCTTCAAATAAATTAAATGCTCTAGCACCAGACTTTCTATTTTCTTTATCTTCTTTTTCTTTAATTAATTCTTTATAAGAAGATTTTAAATTTTTCATTATATCTGGTACTTGTTTTAATGAACCTGTAATACTATTTAATGTAAATACAGGTTTCCCATTTGTATCTCTTTCTTTTAATAGTGTATCTGTAGATTTAAGAAAATTAGCAATATCTCCAGCAGCTTTATTTGCAGCTTTATACAATTCTTCTACTGTTGTTACAGAACGTCTTGTATAAAACTCTAAAGCTTCTTTTATAGTTTTATCTATTTTCCAAGACGAAGGTAAACCTATATCTTTTTTTATTTCTTTTATTTTTTCTTTTTCGTTTGTTATTTGTATATAGTCAGATTTTACATCTGCATAGTTATATATAAAAAACATCTCTTTAAATGCAATTTGTTTATCTTTAGTTTTATCCCTATCCAAAAGTTTTTTGAAGGGAGTGTATCCCCATACTTCAGGTTCTAATTCTAATTGCCAATTTTTTATTCTAAATAACTTCATAATATAACTTCAATATTTCTATATTTATCTTTGTATAAATCATCGATACATATTCCTATCATTCTATCTCTATGTTCAATTATAGTTTTATTGTTTGATGTAAAAGGAATTGTTTTCTCGAATCTATATGAATTTAAAACTTGTATCTTTGATTATGCATACTAATAGATAGTTTTTTATAAAATGTTGTAGTTCTGTTATTTTTTCCATTTGTTTAAATTGCATTTATTTGTTTCTTTCATAGAACGTGTTTTAGAAAACAATGGACAACCACATTCCTTACAAACATTTCTTATATTACTTTCACATGCGGCACAATGTAATGCTCTTGCTTTAGCTATTTTTTCTACTTCTGGAGATTTCCATATCCAATTTTTCCATCCGTCTGCTATTTCTTCAAACTTTTCTTTGTATGTTTTACTCATAATTATTTTATATTATCAGGGTCTGTATGAATAGATTTAGGTAGATGACTATCTTTATAATAAATGATTGCTTCTGTAGTAAGTAATGTTTTTGCGACACTTGCTGCATTTTGTAACGCTACCCTTGTTACTTTAGCAGGATCTATTATACCAGCTTTAATCATATCTTTAACGTATACTTCATTATCAGAATCATAACCTTTATATTCTTTTTCAGCTAGTTTATCTAATACTTTTTTGACATCTTTTCCAGCATTTTTTAAAATTTGAATAAAAGGTTTATTGCAAGCAATTTTTACAATATCCAACCCTTGCTGCAATTTATCATCTATAGTTTTTGTTCTTTTTAATATATCGTATAAAAATATTCCTCCTCCAGATATAATACCTTCCTGTAAAGCTGATTGAGATGCTAATATAGAATCTTCAATTCTATCTTTTTTCTCTTTCATTTCTACCTCTGTAGTAGCACCAACATATATTGTAGCTATTCCAGAAAACATTTTAGTTAATCTTTCTTTGTGTCTATCATCTATTCCTTTTTCAGCTTGTTCAATATCTTTATTTATGGATTCTATTCTTTTTTGTTTTTCTTCTTCGTTACCTTTACCGTTTACGATTACAGTTTGTGTTTTACTAATTATTACTTTTTCTGCACCTCCGTAATATCTATCTACAAACCTATCAGGTCTATGTCCTTTAACAACATTTCTGTAACTAGCACCTGTTATAATAGCAATGTCATTTAACATAAAATCCCTCATATTGGCTACACTTGGAGGTGTAATAACACCAATATTAATTTTACCGTTATGTAAATTTTCTAATATTAAGGCTAATGCTTCTTTTTCTAATCCTTCAGCTATTATTAATATATCCCTTTTTTCATTATATGATTTTTTTAGGAATATAGCTACATCTGAACCAGAATTCATTTTAAAATTAGATACTACAATTAAGGGATTATTTAGTACTACGTCTTTATCGTTATTTTTTGTTCTAAAATAAGGGGATATAAATCCTTTTTCAATAACGGTTCCTTTTAATATCTTGCTGTATGTTTTAGAATTCTTGGATTCTTCTAAGAATATTTTACCATTACTCCCAACAACGGACACAGTTTCAGCGACAAGTTTTCCAATCTCCTTGTTATTATTAGCAGATATTTTAGCAATATTATATAAATCTTCAGAATTAGTTTGAATTGTTTTACTTTGATCTTTTATTTTTTCTGTTATTATATCTACGGCATAATCTATACCTTTGTTTATGTCAATAGGATTATATCCTTTGTCAATATAGCCTAATCCTAAATTAAATATTTCTCTTGCTAAAATAGTAGCAGTGGTAGTACCATCACCTGCATCATCTACTGTTTTTTGAGCAGCTTCTTTTACTAATTGAACACCGATATCCATAATGGCATCATCTAAAAAAAATTCATTTGCTACAGATACACCATCTTTTGTTATTTTAGATTTATTGTATACTCTTTGTAAAATTACATTTCTACCTTTAGGACCCATTGTACAAGCAACAGTATCAGCAAGGATATTTATTCCTTGCTGTAACTTTTGCCTTGCTTCTTCTCCTTTTATTACTTCTCTCTTATCTCCAAACATCTGTTATTAATTTTTTATTGTTACCAAATACCTATTACATTATGTTCTGAAAATATTGCATAATCACCATCTTCTAACGGTAATATTACAATTGGAGTTGCATTGTTGTTCATTATTATAGAATCTCCTATATTTAAACTACAATCATCACTTTTAGCAACTACTATTAATTCACTATTATCTTTTTCTACAGATAACTTTAATTCTTCATCTTCTTGTTCTACCAAATCAGGTAGTCTTACAATAAAATTATTTCTAAATAATTTACTTGGTATTTTTTTATTTAATTTTTTCCTCTCCATCTTTTTGTTTTTTATATGTTCCTAATATGCTACTATTATGAAATAACGAATTTGTTCTTTCATTTTTTTTATTAATTAATCTTCTTACTTTATATTCACTTTTTTTTTCGCCTTTTAATCTTTCGGGTTTAAGGCTATTAAATAATTTAAATGGTTCTTCATTTTCAGACATTATTATTTCTTTGTAATAAAAACCATTCTCATGAAGTTTAATGTCACCGTAGTCCGAGGTCATTTCTTCTTTCTTCTTCTCTTTCTTTTTCTTTGAGTCCATCTAATCTACTTTTAAAATTTGTTATGCTTTCATCAATTGTTAATACTTCTCCAAATGTTGTAAACAATTTAGCTCTATTTTTATCGTGAATACATTGTTCCATATATGTTATTGTTTCGGAATAGACGTATGCTATTGCTTTTGATTCTTCTCTTTTGTAGGTATCTTTTTCGTATACTCTTATTACTTTTATTTCCATAGTTATTGTTTATTTATAATTTTAGAATTCTTTTGAGCTTTTTTTAAATTTTTTCTTACTGTAAAACATCCAAAGTTAATTAATCTTATTGATTTGAATGTAGATAAATCTCTTATATCGGCACTAGATATAATATCTTTTACCATTTCAAATTGTGAGTTTGTTATTTCTTCTACATTTTCTATTGGTATATTATTTTCTAATGATAATTTTTTAATTAATTTTTTCTTTTTCTTCTCCATTCTTATCTAAGTATATTTTACAATACCACATATCATTCTCATTTTTAAATTTATTCTTTAGAGAATAGTTTTTATTATATTTTTTATTCCAATTATTTAATATTAAATTTATTTTGTTTAATTCTTTTTCAATAAGTTTTTTACTTTTAGATTTTATTTTTGCTATAGGTCTATTCATGATTTATAGCAATGCGATAATTGCATCATAATATAATTTTTTTACTTCATTTAAATGATGAGGTTTTACTTTAAGTAGATTAGATTTAGCTATATTTGTAACTGTAAATATTTCTTCTCTGTGCATTTTACTTTGCGGTATGTTTGCTTGGGTCTTAGCTACTTCCAAACCTTGTTCATTTAAAGGATAATACTTTAATGTATTTGATTTTTGTGTTTTTACAGTACCATTATCATCTACAGAAATAGGATCTTCTACATAGCTATCATATATAGCTAATGAAGCAGGATGTTCTATTGGGTTATCAAATATTAGCATTATTAAATCTTTCTTTGCTAATATTGAATTATTCATGTCTGTTATTGTCTGACTCATTTTCTATTCTATTTGATAATTCTAACATTCTATTGAAAGCTTCTTCCATTTCATTATTTGCATGTATTGTATTCATATCATTTTGTATTGGTATGCTGTGGCTTTCTTCTGGTGTAATAGGATACTCATGTAATTTATTAGTTTTATTGTTAGATTTATTTTTGCTTATAGGTTTATTTAATACAGGCTCCTCTCCTTCCAATTGTACATAATCATCTATATCAGGTTCTCCAACTATCAATATATCTTCTTCTGATATAGAAGTATAAAATACATTTCTTTTTGTATCATATGTCCATGTTATCATCATTTATTTTAAATTTGTATTCAATAGTAAATTCCTTTCCAGGATTTATTCTATACATTTTCTTTAATGTATTCTTATTTATAATACTTTCTTTTCTTAATTTCAAGAACATATTATTCAATGTAGGCATACTAATATTTAGATTATCAGACATCTCTATTTTTGTATCATAATCAAACATTAATTTAGCTCTATCTTTATCATTTAAACTTTTGTATTTATAATCAATTCTCATTAATTCAGATAGAACGTTTTTAGCACAATTCGATAATCTACTCTTTATTAAAGGATTTATAATTTCTAAATATTGTCTAAAGAATAATTTAGTATTTGTTTCTATATTAATTGTCATTATAATACAAACTTAATTGGTTTCTTATTTAATCTCCAAACTTTATTAGATAAATTTTTAAACTTTTTATCAACATTCTTTCTAACCTCATCTAAAGAACCTAATCCTTCTACTGTAACTTTAACTCCTAAACTATCTGTAAAAGTATACGCATAGCTTACCTTCTCTACTTTAGGTGTCACAATAACTTCTAAAATATCATTTGTTTTAGACATTTAAAACTTTTTATTAATTTAATTTAATTTAATTTAATTTAACTATTTTATTTGTTTCTACAGTTTTCCCCTTGTTTTGCTGGCTTTCAGCTCAGATTAACATTACTGTTATCCTATTTTAACCTTGAACTTCCGATAGCCGTATTTAGCCTAACATGGTTACTTAGTCTCTCTGTTACTTCAGAAGGCTTACTTATACCTGTAACCACCCTATCTTTATATCAAGGTACTTTTTAGAATCTATTGGGGACAACCTCACTACTATTTGTAGTTACTAACCCAACGTCTACTCCTCTATATATCTTTTGGACCTTCGAGGAAGAACCGCTTTTTACGGGATTCTTTTGCAATATTAAGAAATAAAAATTATAAAAACTAATATTTTTTAAAAAAATTTTCACAAATATGCTAAGTTATTGTAAATCAATGAGAATAATTTTTTATTAATTCTTTTTGTGCAACGTTGAATGCTGTATCTAATAATTCTAACTGTCTATCTAATAACATTCCTGCAACAATGCTATCTTTAGGTATATTCTTATTGATATTTATTTTTACATTAATATTTTTCTTATCATTAATATAATACTCTACCACTTCAGCCATTTCATTTGTAGTGTATATAGCAGGTGATGGTCTACTTATTAATTCTTTTATTCTACTTTTCATCTTTATCTTTAATATATATTATTATTTCGTTCCCCATCTTTTTTGCTTTAAATATAAAATTATCATTGGGTGTACATTTTATTTTTATTTCTTTTCCTTTTTCTTTTGAAATTTCTACTGTTATTTTATTCATAGTGTAAAAGTACTAAAGTTTTTTCTGAAAAAAAATTTTTTTGGAATTTTTTAGAAATTTTTTATTTGGTGACGTTTGTGATGAGTACCTACGATCCAACCACCCTTATGAATCCTTAGGCGGAATACCCCGTTCAATCAAAAATCTTACTATTATGAAAAAGTTTAAAGTAATTAGCAGCAAGACTGCTGACAGTGGCAACGTTGTTACTAAGTTGCGTGGTTCAATCATTATTAATAATGGAATGTTTGGTTCTTTTAAACGTCAACAGACGCTTTATGTTAGAGGCGATAAAGAGTTTAAAGTTGATTCTGAATTGAAGATTGACTTTAATCTGTATGAAATCAAACCTAGTGCCACTCCTTATGTTGATGAATTTGGAGAAACCATTATGATTGATTGGCTTATTGCTAAATAGTATTAGAGACTCCTTCGGGAGTTTCTTTTTTATTAATACTTATTAGATAAGTAAGTTACTTTATAATCTAATTAAGCTACAATTTATCCAACCACCCTTATGAATCTCTACGGGGTGAGTATTATTTTAATTGTAAAAATCTCATTGTTATGGACAAAGAATATATTATTGCTAATCATTTATTAGATAAATGGTTAGATGAGGGTAATGACCATTTAGTATTTCAAGGAAGTTTACGATTTCAAGACATCAAGCTGGTTTTATTTCTTTACACCAGAGAATAAAAAGAAATGATAAAAGTTTAAGTAAAAAAGAACTTATTGATTATAATAAGTTATCTAATGCTTTGACTTTGTTTATTATGGTCGTAGGAGTTTCTTTTATTATTACTGTAGGAATTGCTGCTATTTTATCTTAACTATTTATTAAAATCTCATTATCATGAAAAATATTAAAAAGTATGTAAAGAATGCTAAGAAATTAGCTAAAGAATTTAGTAAGGAAAAAAGTGTTAAAGAAACACTTTATATAGACCCTCGAACTGGTTGTGTATCAGTGTTTAATCCAAGAGAAAAGCATAATTGCTGAGTGTTTATTAAAAATGTCCTTTAAATGGTTTTTAAGGGACATTTTTATTGTTTTTGCTTAAAGTATTTGTTTAAGTTGTGGCTGTAAGTTGTTGATTGTTAAGCAATTACTCCACCACTAAAAACACCCATTTTTACCACTTCGTCAAAACCAATTTTTATAATATTATAGCTTAAACAATTCAACAATCTCAAAACGTAAATTATAAAAAAATTACGCTTTTCAATAAGAAATGTAAACATAACGTTTAGGCTAAGGTTAGTAGCCGTTAATTACTGACCATTAAAAATACAACAAGACCTAATTAGGCTATTAATTTTAGCCAGTGTTATATGTTTTTGATTTTAAATTATGGAACGAAACTTTAAAGTAGTTAAATTTTTAGGTAAATACTACATACGATATGAGCAATATTCAAATTATCACAGTAAATGGATTAAATCTTTATTTAAAGATATGAACGGCGATGATTTAGCATTTATGAGAAAAATTGATGCTGAAAACTGGATTGATGCAAGACGTGATATTTAATTGCATCATAACGATTTGGCTAAGATTAGTAGCCTAAGAAATGAACTAATCAATTAAAAACTAAACATATTAAGGCTATTAATTTTAGCCAGTATTAAACATTTTAAAATTATGAATTGGTTAACACTAAAGTTGATGCAGTACCAACTTAAAAAAGTACAAAAACAATTTGATAAAGAAACACATTCTGTTATAAAAAAGGCTATGGGTAATATGTTAGAAAGTTACAAAGCTACAATAATGTTTATTAAAGCGAATAGAAAATAATTTTATTGTTTATAACGACCTGTGGATCGATTAAAAACAGAATTAAATAAATATTAATAACCTTTAAAAAAGACCTAAAGCCGCTT